GTAATGACACAATTGCTTATCCTTGGTTAGCCCCAGCAGGTACACGCAGAGGTACAATTGATAATTGTACTAACATCGGTTACATTGACGCATTCACTGGTGAATTCCAAGTAGTTAAGAATCGTAACAGTATCCGTGATGTGTTGTACACAAATCAGATTAACCCAATGGCGTTCTTCACTGGTGTTGGCTTACTAAATTATGGTAACAAGACAAGTAAAGACACAATGAGTGCATTGGATCGTATTAACGTAGCTAGATTGATATGTTATATCCGTGAACGTCTACAAGTTGTTGCTCGTCCGTTCGTATTCGAACCAAACGATGCATTAACACGTAGTCAAATACAAGGTGTTGTACAAACATTGTTTATTGACTTAATTGCAAAACGTGGTTTATATGACTTCTTAGTTGTATGTGATGACAGTAATAATACTGCTGACCGTATTGACCGTAACGAATTGTATATTGATATTGCAATCGAACCAGTTAAGGCAGCAGAATTTATTTACATTCCAGTTCGTATTTTGAATACTGGTGGAATCGCTAAATTAAAATAAGATAAATATATTTAAGGAGACATAAACATGGCATCAGTATCAGCGGCATTATTTAACATGACAGTGGGGGCAGACAATGCGCCTAGCGCCCAAGGTCTGTTGATGCCCAAACTACAATATCGTTTCAGAGTATTGTTCGATGGATTTGGATTGGGTGGAGCAACATCAGAATTAACTAAACAAGTTATTGACGTTGCAAGACCTCAAGTTCAATTCCAAGAAGTAACAATTCCAATTTACAACTCAACGTTGTATTTGGCTGGTAAACATACTTGGCAAACAACTACTATCAATTTACGTGATGATGCCCAAGGCAACGTTGCTAAATTAGTAGGTCAACAATTACAGAAACAAATGGACTTTGTTAATCAAGCAAGTGCAGGAAGCGGACAAGACTATAAGTTTACAGTTCGTTATCAAGTACTTGATGGTAACAACGGTGCAAGTGCTCCTGGTGTATTAGAAACATGGGAATTATATGGGTGTTTCCTACAAACAGTTAACTATAATACATTAAACTATGCAACAAACGAACCAGTTACTATTGCTTTAACAGTTCGCTTTGATAACGCAATTCAATCTCCAGTTGACTCATCTGGTGTTGGTATTAATGTTGGTAGAGGCGTTGGCACATCAGTCACTGGTTTTGGTACTTAATACTTAGAATCAAATGGCTGGTCTTTTCGAGCAAATCATAGGAGAATCCCCTAGTAGTTTCATTAATGGAATTTCTAAGGGATTTTTCAGTACAGACTACTTACGTGATTACCAACACGCTTCCAAAACATTCAGGACAGCCGGGTATTCTAACAGCCCTAAATTCAAGTTTCTCTTTCACGTATATTTTGATATCAATCCGTCATTAAATGCAACAAATATTCCATATGGGTTAACAGTCAAATCAATTGATTTACCTAGTTACACGTTTGACACTCATGTAATGAATCAGTATAATCGCAAACGTGTGGTTCAAACTAAAATCAAATATAGCGACATCAACATAACATTCCATGACGATAACGCAAATACAGTGCGTAATATGTGGTATAATTACTATTCGTACAACTACAAAGACCCAAGTAATTTTACAACTGATGGAAAAACTAAGACAAGTCAGCTAGGTCCTAGACTAAATCAACAACGCAACATATATCAAAATTTAAATGCATCAAATGAAGATATTTCTTGGGGTTATGATGGTAGCCGTCATGAACCAGATAAAGATTTTGAACTTGGATTTAAGCAAGATTTCTTTAATGTAATTAATATATATGGCTTCAATCAAAATAGTTTTGTTTGTTATCAATTGATTAATCCTATCATTACAAGCTTCAAGCATGACAACTATGACTATAGTCAAGCTAATGGTACTATGACAAATACAATGACTATAGCATATGAGTCAGTAAAATACTATGAAGGCGGCATTGATGGTAAAGCATTAACTTCAGGTGGAGGTGGCGGCAATGCTACCACTGATGACTTTGTTACCGGAGGTGGATACGACAAATCACCCAGCCCATTAGGTTCAGCAGTCTCATCAAGTATTATGGGACCAAACGGATTATTAGATAGTGCAGGCGGAATATTATCTGATATTCAAAATGGTAATTATTTGGGCGCATTAAAGAAAGCAGGCAATGTTGCGTCTACTTTTAAAAATAAATCTGGCATCGTTAATGCTCTTAAGAGTGATGTAAAAAGTTATGTAGGTCCAGCATTAACACAAGCTGCTCAAACTGGGGCTAAACAATTATTTCCTTCAGGAAAAAATAGCACTAATAATCCATCAGCTATAAAGTAACGGATATTTAAATGGCAAACACAATAGATTCAACTAATAACACAGTCAAAACATTTGATGAAGTATTCAATGATTCATTGATTATCAACGGAGCTGAATACGATATTGTTTCTAGTTATTTTCAAACTATATGTTCAACAACTAAAATAGCAAGTAATTTTACACAATATTTGTTTAGAATTGCCGGCGCAACAGGCATTTCAGTGATTGAATTATTAGAGAATTTTAAAGGTAAGCCTACTTTTGAAGTCACCGGTGAAATGGCTTATTATCTTAATACTATGAAGTCTAATGCCACATTGTATGGCATAACACAACTTCCTTCCCCTAATCAACCAGTACAACGAAACATTGTAGTGTAATGAGCAAGTTTGCCCAAGGTATTTTCGAAGTTCAAAACCCAGAAAAATATTTAGGGAACGGTAAACCTCGATTTAGGTCGGGTTGGGAAATGACATTTATGATGTTCTGTGATAACAACAAAAGTGTACTTAAATGGGCAAGTGAATCAATTAGAATACCTTATCGTCATCCATTTACAGGAAAAGTAACTACATATATCCCTGACTTCTTTATTGTATACCAAAACAAATATGGCAAAACTATTGCAGAAGTAGTTGAAATCAAACCCAAGAAACAAAGTCTTATTGAAAGTAAAGTAGCAACTGCAAGAGACAAGATGATAGTCGCAATCAATCACGCTAAATGGCAAGCGGCAAATGCATACTGTAAAGCACAAGGGTTTAGCTTTAGAGTAATTACAGAAAACGACTTGTTTTTCAACGGTAAAAACAAGTAATAAATACTGCTATATGGAAAAGCAGTATGACCAAAAAACTCACTGAATTATTTGAATTAGAAGAAGACAATTCCTCTGTTAATGAGGAACTGATTCAACATGCCGAGATGGATATCATCACTACAGAAACATATGATACATTATCTAAGATTGAAAATGCATTACCACAAGTTCGAGGACTAGAAGCAAGTGATAATGAAATGGATTCACTAGCTGATTTAGCTACTAGCAGTTATAAAGACTTGATGGATTTGGGTATGCAAGTAGACAGTCGTTTTGCTAGCGAGATATTCAATAGTGCAAGCAGTATGCTTGGACATGCTATCACAGCAAAGACTGCAAAGATTAATAAAAAGCTGAAAATGCTTGATTTACAGCTTAAGAAAGCACAATTAGACCACAAGATTAACAGCAAAACTGAAGAAATTGAGTCTACTCCTTTAGGAGAAGGTAGCTTAGTAGACAGAAACGAACTGTTGAAGTCTATTCTAGCGAATAATAAAAAAACGTAAAAAAGATAAATATTACATAGGAAAACATAATATGAAAAGCCTTCGCTCTTATCTAACAGAAAGTGTACGTACATACCGTTACACTATCAAAATCGCCGGTGACCTTGATAAAAACTTTGTTGAGATGTTCAAATATAACTTGAACAAGTTTGACCCAGTAAGTGTCAGTGATCCAAAATCTACACCTATCGTTAAATCCCCGTCAGGTTTCCCTAACTTGTCAAACGAAGCAGTGCATATCATTAAAGCAGAGTTTAAGTACCCGGCAACTGAACCAATGATTCAACAAATTGCCCAATTGTTAGGTAAGAACATTAATACAGTTAGAGTACTGACTACTGATTACGATGATAGTATCAATGCAGAGAATGACAAATATGCTAACGAGATGAGTGACGATAAGAAAGCATTATTAGATACTCCTGAACTAGAAGATAATGGCAAAGAAGCAAGCAAAGAATATGCAAATCAGTACTTAGACAAAGTATTACCAAAGAAACCAAGTATCGACATTCCCTATGCTGGTAAGAAAACCGCAACAATCAAGAACACATCCAAAGATGGTATTCAAACAAAGAGCCCAATGTCCAACATGAAGCGTCCACCAAAGCCATCAACTGGAGCTAACAAATGATTGATTTTAACACTAGTCAACTGACATGGATAGTTATAGGTGCATGTAGTCTAGGAGGTACTGGTTACCTCACCGTCAATTCTAATATGTCAACTATTGATAAAAAGGTTGAAATATCTAATACTAAAATGGACAATATGTCTGAAAAAGTTGCTGAACTTCAAACACAATTAAATCGCATTGAAGATAAGCTAGACCAGAAAAAATGAACATAAAAGAAATCATTCTTACTGAGCGGGTACTTCATCCTTATACACCTGCAGGCAAAGAAGCCATTAGAATGATGGAACCAGTAGTACAAACTACCGCCGATGCCGCAAGAGCCGGAGCAAATGAATTAACTTATGGTCATTATGATAAAGGTGCTGCCGCTGCAAATGCCACAATTAAGGGCACTGACTATGATACTGAATTAAAAAAACAATACGCTAAGTCTGCTGAAGCTGAAAAACGTAGTCCAATAGCAAGCGAAGTTGGGAAATTAGCATCATATGCTGTGCCGCTTGCGCCCGCTACACTTGGTGCCAAACTAGCAGTTAAGGGTGCTACAAAAATTCTACCTAAAGTACTTGACACTACTGCTAAAAAAGCAATTAATATTGGTGGGAAAGGCACGGCAGTAGTTGGTGGTGGAGTTGCAGGTGATTTGGCAGCTAAAGAAGTTGCAACACAGTTCGACCCTAACAATCCAAAATTAAAAGAAAATCTGTTTGCTAAAGCGGCTAAAGCAGGATTAAACTTTTTGCAGAAAGATGTACGGGGAACAGCCGCTTCAGGAGCAAAAGCTAATAAATTAAACACGGCAGCAGGTCAAACACCTGCACCCGGATCATTAAAACCACCAACAATGACTGGTGGTCAAGGACCTACAAGCCCTGTGCCCTCTAGCACACCAGCACCTACACCAAAGACTTCACCAACAGATGCTGAACGTATAGCAAATCTAGAAAAACAAGTAAATCCTAGCATTGGTAGAAAAGTAGCTAATTGGGCGGCAAAAACAGCAGGTACTACGGCGGCTATCGGTGGTACGGCTTATGTTGGCTGGCCAGCTGTTAAAAAATATGCTTTTTCTCCAGCCGATGACAGCCCTCATACAAATAAATATGATAAAAGCGATTATACTACTAAATGGAAAGCAGCCCAGGCAGAAAAAGAAAAACAAGAAGCAGAAGCAGATGCTAAATCTCAAGAACAGAATCTAAATCTACATTCAAGACCCCAATCAACCGATACGGATAACGGTGGTACATTTAGCAGAGACACATTCAAGGAAAGCTCAACTGAGTTAGAGAGAGTAAAATACTTGACACAGTATAGGTCTTGATATGAAAATTACAGAAATCAATCAAATTAATGAAAATCTGTTGACAAAGTATGGCTCCAGAGCCGCTGAACGTTTTGGTATTGGTGCAG